TCATAACCCAAAGGTCGCAAGTTCAAATCTTGCTCGCGCAACCATCATTAGAGACTTCCCGCCAGTCGCTTCCAACAGAAGCTGCTCGGCGGGATTTTTCATTCTGGCCCAGCTTTCGCCTGTGCCCGCATCACGCACCAGCGTGACTGTGCCGAGGAGGCCGGCAATGATCGGCCGGGCTTCCTTGACCGTGTGGCCATCGCCACTCAGCGTTTCCTTCAGATTCATCACCAGCTGGCGATAGCGCGCCGTGATCTCGGCTGTGCTGGCCAATGGCTGCGGCGCCTGCTGCATGGTGGCCTGCAGTGTCTTTCGCTCCAGCTCGGCAGCGCGCAGACGGTTGGCCAGCGCCTCGCTCGCACCGACCGTGACGATCGCATCCACGATCCGCTCGATCTCCCGGTCCAACTCGACACTTCTTCGCTTCGCTGCTGCCTGCACGCGCTCGTGCCCGCTGTCCATCTCGTCGAGCAGCCGGCGAACCGTTGCCTGTACCTCCGCCAGAGCGCTCGGGCTCAGCAGGTCTTCGCGCAGTTCGGATAACAGGCGCTGGTCGACATCGCTACGGCGCCAGGTGGCGGCGTTCGCGCACGCGGTTGGACCCTTTTCCTTGTGCGCGCTGCAGCCATACCGCGTTCCGTTGATCGCGATGATCGGACCGTCACAGGTGTCGCACCGAAGCAGACCGCCGAAGAGAGTTCCGTGAGGCCGTCCCCGCGTCGGGTTCGCGCGCAGCAACTGTTGCGGGCGTGTTTGCTCCCACAGGCCCTGGTCAATGATCTGCAGCTCGGGAGCCTCGCGCACAAGCCACTCCTCGGGTGGGCGAGCCACGGGCAGGCGCTTGCCTGTCTCAGGGTCTTTCAGCCACTGGCGCCGATTCCAGATCACGCGCCCGATGTAGATCTCGTTGTTAAGCAGTCCGTCGCCCATCTTGGCATTGCCGACCAATGCGCTGGCGGCCCAGCCGTTGCCGCGCGGGCTGCGCACGCCTCTGGCGTTGAGGTCGTGGACGATGCTGCGGAGCGTGGAGCCCGCTGCGACCTGCTCGTAGATCCAGCGGACATGTTGGGCTTGTTCTTCGTCGATCAGTATGCGGTGGCCACCTTCCTCCGGCACGCTCTTGTAGCCGTAGGTCCTGCCCCCCGCAGCGAAGCCGCGTTCAAACTGCCCGCTCAAGCCTCGATGCGTCTTCTTGCGCAGGTCATCGAGGTACAGCTCGTTCACCAGCCCCCGCGCGATGCGCATCACCTTGCGGCCGTCGGCCTGTGAGTCGTACCCATCCGCTGTGCCGATGATGCGTATGCCGCGATGCTCCAGGCGCTTCACCGTGCGCTCCTGCTCAGCCAGGTCGCGTGTGATGCGATCGAGGCCTTCGACAACAAGCACGTCGAAGCGGTCAGCCAGGGCATCTGCCAGCAGGGCCTTGCCGCCAGCGCGTAGCGCGACCGGCGTGGCTCCGCTGATTCCTTCATCCGAGTGCGACGCCACGATGCTCCAGCCTTCTCGCGCTACACGCTCGCGACCCGCCCTCAGCTGGTCGGCGATGCTGTTCTGCGACTGGTTGTCAGTGCTATAGCGAGCGTAGAGGCAGGCTCTCATGTCGATCTTGAATGGTCTGCTGAACAAGTTGGCGGGCGATGATCTCGATCAGTCGGGAGCGGGCCGCTGTCCGGTCATCGGAGGGGCGCATGGTAGCGCGGGCCTGCTGGCGGGCCTTCGCGGGCTGCTTTGATGAGTCGTCGTGCATCAGGCGGCCCTCCTGAACTCAATCACCCATACCCACGGATTGGCATTCCAGCTGCCGGCGCCGTTGATCTGCTCCCAGATGTCGCGGTAGTGCAGCACGAAGCTGCCGCGCTGGCTGGGGCCGGCCAGCAGCACCTCGTGCCCGCTGACCGGATCGCATTCGCGCGCACCTTCGGCCCGGGCGTCGGCCTCGCTGATGTCCTGCAGGCGCTCGACGCGCACGCCTGTTACCTCGAGGCAGATGCGGCTGGCCCAACGGGGCATGTGGATGCTGGGGGTCCAGCGCTGCGGCTTCACCCAGCGCATCACACCGTCGGCGCATAGAAATTGGCGCGCCCCCTCCCATTGAGGATCTGCCGCGTACACCAAAATCCGCCCATCCTCCCGCCACGGGAGAAATTCGTCGGTGCTCGGATCATGGCGAGGCACTTCCGCCCACGACTCGCGCACCCACAGTCGGTCGCCGGGCTGACCGTAGGGGCACGGATACGCCCAATTGGGCTGCAGGTAGTCGGTGGCGCCGTGCGCTTCTGGGTCCGGCCCGAGGGACCAGAACCGCGGGCGCCCGTCGCGGTCGTCGGGGTGGTGGTAGACCTCTACGCTGGTCGTGCCCTCGGGTGGTTGCACCTTCATGATCCGCCGCGTCTGCGTCTTCGTGCCGTCGAGCAGCGCGCGCACCATGGGCGCGCTGAATAGAATCGGACGCTCATTTTTTGGAGACTGCATGTCATATCCCGCTGGAAAAGAGTGGCGTCATCCGCAAGGAATCAAGTACTTTGCTTGGACGAGAGAGAGTGCACCGGGTAGCTTTGTGGCTGCCATCCAGTTCGAGCAGCCGGGGATGCCTCCAAGTCCCGTCTTTGAAGTTGGTATGCAGAGCTACCCGAACGCTAGACAGGCCATCAAAGCTGCGCGAAAGGTCCTTGTGGAACATTTCGGGATGCCGTCCTCCTTCCGGTGAACGAGGACTCAGGCCAAGCTGAACTCCGTCGTGAAAAGGGCTTCGAGTCGACCAATGCCCAAGGCCGTCCGCACCGCCGAGCAGCTGCAGCAGATGCTGATAGAGCGCATCGAGGCAATTCCCGACCTGCGCGGCCAGGAGACGGATGTGCACCGCGGCGGCGTGGTGGGCACCGGTGTCAGTGGCGACGACGGGCCCAGCTGGACAGTGCCCATAGTCAGTGACCGGGGCACGCACCGTGCCGACATCGCGCGGATCATTCGCACGCTGCAGAGCCAGTTCGATCTTGAGGACTGACGACGGCGATACGTTCAATATCAAGCGAAGGAGACATAAATGGCATACGACATTGGGCAAACATGCATGCTCGTGAACATCGGCCTGTCTCGGAGTGAATGCGCGTCGTGGGTGCAGGCTTGGGGCTCTATCGGCGCGATCGTGATGGCCGCGTGGGCGGTGCACTGGGCCCACAGGAAGCAGCTGCGCCAAAAGGAGCGAGAAGCTGCGGCTGACTACACCCGATTTCTCGAAACGCTCTTTCAGCTGTTGGGCGGCACGCGCGGTGTCGCATTCAAGATCACAGAGGTGGAAGCCGTCGGATCGGGATCGACCCCAGACGAACAGCGGACCATGCTTGCGGAACTCTCTGCTTTGTCGGACGCGTTCAAGCGTGTCGACCTCAGTCGCTTCGATCGCTACGACTATGTCGAGGCATGGCTCGTGGGTGACGGGTTGACTCGAAAGTTGATATCTGCGATCGAGTACTTTGCATCGCCCGCTTACAGCCTGACGTTGGACCCCCGCTATCTCGAATTCACGGCCGGGGAGGCGATTCGGCAATTGGACGCGAGAGGCAGCAAGCTGTACGCAGCCATCGAAGCACGGGGTGGTCCTCCAGGCAGTCCTGCGCTGCCCAAGGATTGGACTAAAAGAGCGAGTCCAAGTCATTGAATCACCCCAATCGATAACGCCATCGCGACGTCGCGCACCCAGATAGGCTGGGCCGACAGCATGAAGGTCTCGCCACTCATCGCCAGCAGCAGCGTGGCGCCCATCACCTCGGCGATCGCGCAGGCGGCGTCGCTGGGCACGGCATTGCCGATGCGCTCGCGCCAGGCCTGATCGCTGAGACCGTCCAGCTCGAAGCGCTCCTCGGGGTCGAACAGCGACTGCAGGGCGGCCAGCTCCAGCGTGGTGAAGGGGCGGTGCCACGTCCCGTCCAGCGACTGGATGCGGCACACCAGCTTGTCGGCAGGGGCCGGCATGGGCCGAGGATCGGCGACGCTCCAGCGGCCGTTGTCGTGGCACGCTGACGCGCTGACAGCACCAGCCTGCCCCGTCCATGGCGTCACCCCATAGTGGCCGGCTGAGAGGTAGGCGTCGCCCTTGCCGCGCACCATGCCGCTGCGCGGATCTGCGACGGACAGGTAGCCGCCCTGGACCCCTTTCCCGCCTGCCGTCACGGTGCGGCTCGTGTGCTCCCAGTCGGCGACATGCAGATGCCCATGGCGACCGTCCCACTCGGGCCGAGGGTCGGCGACGGCCTGCCCGCTCCCGTGCGCGCTGGTGACGGCGCAGCTGGCGCTGGCCCAGGGCACGATGCGGAACTCATTGCTGTGCTTCGCGGGTCCTTGGTGCCGAGGGTCGGCAATCGTGTAACTGCCCTGTCCGGGGTTCTGCTGCCCGCCGATCGTGCCCATGGGCGCGTCCCACCGGCGCACGCCGTAGGCCTGGCCGTCCGTCCATTTCGTCGACTGCTCGAAGCGAGGGTCGGCGATGGCGAACCTCCCGTTCGACGGCAGTGATTCGCCCGCCACCGCGCCGCTGGGCGCGTCCCATTCGGTCACACCGTAGCCGGCGGCATAGAGCTGCTGGCGCGGGTCGGCCACTGAGAACGAACCGTTATGCGGCCGGCTGGCGCCAGCAACGACGCCTGCGGGCTTCGACCACTCCCGCACGCCGAGGGCGCCGCCGTGCATCTCGGGCACGATGAGGTAGTCGCGCAGGTGCCCGTTCTCGACCGCCAGCTTGTTGAGACTGCGCCAGTCGCTGCCGGCCTCGACGAAGGCTAGACGAACCCATGTCTTCCACTGCAGCGCCGGGATGCGATGCATCGGGCCCGCGCGGAGGTCGCCGGGCATCAGCATCTTGCCGAGCACGTCGCCCACGGCGCGCAGCGGGCGCTTCTCTGGCTCGTACAGGAATGGCGGCACCTTCTCGATGTGCCGGGCCACCAGCAGGAAGCGCTTGCGGCTCTGCGCCAGGCCACCCAGCTCGCCGCAGTCGTGCGTCGTCTCGGCCACGGCGTAGCCGTAGCTGCGCAGCAGGTCGACGATCTGGTCGAGCAGGTGCCGGCCGCGCGTGGCGATGCGCGGCACGTTCTCGAAGACGAACAGCTCCGGCGGATCGTCCCTCCAGGCCTCCAGCATCAGCCAGACGCCGCGCAGCGTCAGGCGGTTCAGGGCCTGGTACTTGTCGGTCTTGCTCTTGCCTTCGGACAGCAGGCCGCTGAAGCCCTTGCAGGGTGCCGACAGGAAGACGATGTGCGGGCGCTCGTGGCCGGCGGCGCGATGAATGTCGGCCGGCATGGCCTCGGTCCATCCTTCCGGAGGCGGGCGCCCGTGGAAGGCCTCGAACTGGCTGCGGTCGAAGAGGTCGAGGACGGTGCCCTTCGCGTTGGCCAGGCGGTTGAAGTCGCGGATGGCCGCAGAGTCCACGTCGATGCCACCGATGCAGCGGAACTTCGCCTGCAGGTTGCCGACGCGCGGGTTGGCCTTATTGAAGCCGCGTGCGCCGCCACCGAGGCCGACGAAGGCGTGGAAGTGTCGGATTTCGACTGCTTTCATGCTGCACCGCCTTCACCAGTGCTGGCTGCGGCGAGTGCCGCGCGCGCGAGTGCAAGCACCGACGCGATCAGGTCCGCATCCATGTCATGGCCGAACGCCATCACCGGAGGGTGGGCGGCCGGGTACAGGACTCGCGCTGGCATATCTTGCTGCCGGTGCTTCTCGATCACGGTTACCGCAACGTCATCGAGGCCCCCGAGCAGGGGCGACCGATGAAAGTGCTGCGCAGGAAACGTATAGGTTTGCCCGGCCTTGATTCGTATCGTGTGGCGGAGCACTCGGAACGAGCCGTTCAGGTCCGAGGTGGGGCCGTGGAACTTGTTGTCAGCAGCGGCGCGCGCGTGTGTCAGAGCCATCATCCTGTGGTCGCCGGTGGACGATTCGTAGGGCGACAGTTCCTCGTGCGCGATGGTTCCGCAAAGGACGTGCGACACCATGTCGAAACGGTGGTCGTGCGCATCGCCGCTGATTTCCATGCCTGGCTTGAGAAGCCGGCGGCTCCAGATGTGCAAGCGCGTCTCGATGCCGGTGCCTTCGTCGAGATAGCCCTGGAGCACGCCGATGCCGTGATGGCGCCATGTGATGCCATCCAGTGCGCGCAGTGCCATGGCTCGCATGGAGGGCCACGCCTGATTCCGGGTGACTTCGGTAACGAACCTCACGCTGCACCGCCTTTCGAAGAAGCCTCGATGCGGTCGGTGCTTTCGATGGCTGCGATTGCGAGGGCGGCGATCTTCACGAGGCGAGCGCGATGCTCGGCTCTGCTTGCGAGCTGGCGCGTCTGCTTGAGGATGCAGTTCTGCCAATCGACCACGCTATGCGTGTCGTCGTTGGCCGCGCCGCCCCATTGCTCGTCCTGGCGATTGCGTTCCGCGCTTACATCGCGGAAGGCGATCAGTCGCCGCCACCGCGTGCCGTCGAGCGTGTCGCAGAAGCTCGTTTGCAGCTCGTCATTGACGGTCCTCGGGCGGCGCCGTGTCTCCGGTATCGCTACGGGCTTCCAGCCCGCCGGCGGTGCGTATCCGGTAGGGGCGATCAGCTTGCGCTCGTACACGAGTTGCGCGAGCCGGGCGTCAACGTCGGCATGTACGTCGGCGACAGTGTGCGGCATGCAGGGCTCGTCGCAGTCGTGGTCGCATTCCTCGCACCCCGGCCAGTCGCCATTCATCGATGCGACGGCCTTCATAAGGTCGCCTTCGTCCCAGTCGTTGACTGTGCGCTCGCAGGCCCATTGGCTCGCAGCGGTGATGACGAGGAACTCGTTTGCCCGTTGGCCTGCTGCAGCTGCGACGGCCGAGGGCTTAGTGGCGTGGCCGAGAAGCCAGTCCTTGGCGTCGGCGAGAGAGTCGAAACGTCGGGTGTTCGGATGCGCTACCCATGAGCCGATTGGCTTCATGGAGCGCGGCGCAAGCGCAACATCCGGGAGCACGAAGGCGACGGGCTTTCCCATGCCAAGTGCGATACCGCATTCGACCAGCGCGCCCTTCAGCGGGAAATCTTCGGCCTCGGCATACAACAGAACGCCAGCTGAGGCTGCAATCTCGGCGTGGATGCGTTGCCACAGTTCGGCATAGCTTCTGGTTTCGCCCTCGCCGGACTCATCGATCCAAGTGCTGATGATCGGCCAGCCCTTCTCGCGAAGCCCTCGCCACATCATCGGGCGCTCTGGCACGCTCGCACGCGAAGCGACGTAGATGCCGGTGCCTGCTGGGGCCACCTGGTGCGCGGTGCCCGGCACGTTGTTTGAGGTGCGAGTCATGCGGCACCGCCTTCCTGCGCCGGCAGCGGCGCGAAGACGGGCTCGCGGTAGCTGGCCGACTTCAGGAACTTGCCCTTGGGCGCGTCCGGCTGGTCGGAGCCCGACTTCATCACCATCGTGGGGTACTCGCCCTCGAAGTACACATCGGTGACGCCAGAGGTTGCGTGCTTCGCGATGGTCGCGGCCTTGTCGGCATCGTCCTTGATGAAGCGCGTCATCACCCCGTCGACCACGTCATTCATGTCGCGGTCGGCATCGATGCCCATCAGGTGATGGGCGCCATATGCGAAGACGTGGATGTCGCAGAGCGCGTCGCGCGCCTGGTCGTGGCTGATGTCGCCGCACGCCTTGGCGGCGTTCCATTTCAGGTTCTCCACTGCCGCCTTGATGGCCGTCTCGTCGGCGCCCAAGGCGATGTACAGCTCCCCGAGTTCGTCGGCGATGTTCAGGCACTGCTTGCGAACCCGATCTTGATCGATCGATGCTGCGTTGCCGCGTGGGTTGCCGAAAGCGGTGTTCATTGCCGCGACGCGCTGGTAGTTCGTCTTCGTGCTCGGCATGTTGTCGAACACCGCGAGCACGGCGGCGCCCATGCGGCTGCGGATGAAGTTCTTCTCGGCTTCGACCTTAGTCACGCCGAACCACGCTGCGACACCGGCATCAAGGGCGGCATCGTCGAACTTGCCTGGCAGGAGGAAGAAGCGACGGTCGCCAGAATCGGGGAACGGATTCGCGGCGCCAGTCATGAAAATGATGTTGGGCTTGTTGGCGGTGCTCATGATTCGATGGACTCCATTTCGGTGTAGTCAGCAGAGAGGGAGAAAGAGACGGTGTCGGGCTGCACCAGCCAGGCGCGATCACCGACGGGCTGCAGCACTTCGGCTTCGACGCCGCGCGTGTGGATTACGTTGGAGCCCTTGCGTAGGTCGGCCTTCAGGCGCACCCGGTCACCTGGCTTGAAGGCGTTGGGGTTCTCGGCCTGCTGCAGCTGGGCGGCGATGGTCGCGGTGGCCTCTTCCTTCGACAGCTTGGGCTTGCGCGCTGGCTTGGCCGGGGCCGGCGCGGACTGGGTATTGACCGCCGCAGCGGCGCTTTCGACCTTGGCCTCGCTCGCGGCCTTCTTCATCGCGGCTTTGATGCCGCTCTTGATGCCGGCCACGTCGACCTCGAAGTCCTTGGCCACGGCCTCGATGCGCGCCGCCGGAGCGGCCTTCGCGCCGGCCACCAGCGTGCGCATGTCGTGCTGCACCAGCAGCAGCATCAGCACCCGCTCGACCTCGCCCTCGGGGCAGGTGTCGATGTGGCTCTCGATCGCCTCGCGGGGGGCAACCTTGCCGAGCTTGAGCAGGGCGCAGACATGCTGGCGCTCCTCGGTGCCGAGGCCGTCGACGATCATGTGCGCCAACAGGCGGACCACGGGCGCGCTGATGCCGCCGGCATAGTCTTCCTGCAGGGCCTCGTCGATCTTCTCGACAGCGGCGCGCCGCCATTCCTTCTCGAACTGCTCGATGCCGCGCCGTTGGGCTTCGGCTTCGCTGGTGGCCACGGTCTTCGGCTTCTCCAGGCCCTGTTCCTTCAGCAGCTGGCCGACGACGGCCGTGGGCAGCATTTCGACCATCTCATGCGTCTGCGGGTCTTCGACCAGCGTGGTCGCGGGCATGTCCTTGCCGAGCACCTTGCGCAGCGTCTTCATCTGCCCGCCGATCGCCTGGTGGTCGTCGACCTTCGTGTACCCGCGCAGGGTCGTGCCGTTGGGCATGATCTCTTTCGCGGCTTTGCCGACGATCACGGTCTGGCCGCGCGCCTCGGCCTCGGCCGTCACGCGGGCGTAGTGCGCTTCCTTCTTCTCGCTGAAGCACTGCGGGTCGGTGCAGGTGTCGGCGTGCGCTACGTCGTCGAACAGATCGGGGTTTGCGCCGGTACGCTTCGGGCAGGTGCGGCAGCTGCCTGCGGCAGCAACGAGCGTTTCGTCCGTGATCTTGAAGGGCGCACTGCCGAGACGCAGCATGTAGCGCTGATCGACGATGTCCTTCGCCTTCCGGTAGCTCATGGGCTCGCCGTGAAAGTCGGCGGAGAAGTCCTTCAGCACCGCAGGCTGCAGGTGGGCGGGCCGAAAGGCCACCAGTTCGGCCGTGGAGCGGGTCAGCTTGCCGGCATAGAAGGCCTCGCGCGCCTCGCTGACGAGGTCGAGCAGCTTCATCGTCTTGTAGACGTAGGTGCGGCCCTTGCCGATCTCGGCGGCGATCTCTTCCGGCGTCATGCCGGTGGTCTGGCGCAGGCGCTCGTAGCCTTCGGCCTCCTCCATCGGATGCAGATCGCGGCGCTTCAGGTTCTCGATGAGCTGCAGCTGCAGAACCTCGGCGTCCGACAGATCGCGAATGAGCACCGGCAGAAAGCGCAGACCAGCCATCTCGCTCGCGCGCCAACGCTGCTCGCCGGCAACGATCTCGTGCGTGGGCCTCGGGGCGTCCCTGCGTCGATCGGTGTAGGTCTCCGCGAGGCGGGCACCTGGCAGCGGGCGCACCAGCAGCGGCTGCGCCACGCCGTGCTTCCTGATGCTCTCGGCCAGGTCCGCGAGGAAGTCGTGGTCGAAGTGCGTGCGCGGGTTGGTCAGGCTCGGAACGAGGGCGGAGCGCTGCAGGTGGGCGAACCCGCCGTTCTGCACCAGCTCGGGCTCGACCGGTTCGACGGGGGCGATGGCCGTGCTCTTGCCTGCCGCCTCGGCCTTGGTGACCGTGATCGCCTTCGACTCGACTGCCGACGCCGGGTCGAGTCCCTGCAGCTTCTGCAGCTCGGTGCTGGTCACCTTGGCAGGCTGGGTCTTGCCGGCGCGGCGGTCGCGGTCGTACTGCTGCTTCTTCTCGCGGTTGCGATCGTCCCAGCTGGCTTTTTGCCCGAGCTGGCAAGTGCGGCAGTAGCGCTGCAGGCCGTTCGGGCGCGAGGCGTTCTTGTTGTACGCGTCGCGCGGCAGATCCTTCTCGCAGCCGGGGCAGTGGACGAGGGTGGACGTGGCGACGGCGGTCATGCTGCGCTCCGTTCTGCTTGCGCCTTCGTTTCGAGGAAGGCCGTGGCTGCGTCCAGATCGCCCTTGTCGGCGATGGTCAGGGTGCCCGCCTTCAGCTTCTCGTGGAGCACGGGGAGGAGCCTGATGTCGAAGGCCTCGCGACTGCCCGCGTGGTCGGGTGCCGGCGGTTTGGCCAGGAGCACGCGGCCGTCAGGGAAGTGCCTGCGGCTGCCGAAAAGGCTGGGCAGGTCGAAGGCGTCATACGCGCCCGGGCGCGGGCACGTGCGGCCCAACTCGGGGCAGGTGTAGGCCCAGCTGGGCAGAGTGGCGGAAGGGCCGCTCTGCGGCGGCGTGGTGCTGGCGCGCAGCGCGCTGGCGATGTACTTCGTGCCGCGCTTCATGCTGCCACCTGCACAGAGACGTTGGCGCGATCGACGCCGAGGTCGCGGGCGACGAACTCGGACAGCACGAGGCCATGCAGATGCCGCACGTCGTAGGCGTTCGCGATCACCGCGTCCGGCTTGAATCGCGCGCCGCTGGTGGCGCTGACGTGGCCGTTCTCGCTCGCCCCGTCGTGGCCGGGCCGGGTGATCTGCCAGATGGTGCCGCCAAGCGCGCGCACGAGGTCGACCTCGTTGTCGAAGCGGCAGTCCGTGATGACGAAGCGACGCTCGCCTGTATGACGGTAGAAGGTCAGCTTGTTGTTCAGCTGCTTCACCCAGTACAGCGTGTCCTGCTTACGACGGTACTCGGTGCCCCACCACTGCATCAGTTGACGCGGCGAGCGCGGCTCGTGCAGCCAGTCTTCCCGCACAGCGCCGTTGGCGTCGATGGCTTCGCGCGGCTGCGCCATCACGAGGAAGGCGCGGAACTCCGCCGGCGCGCGGCTGAGCGAGAGGGCTTGCTGCGGGCGCTCCTTCGCGATCGGGTTGGTGAACACGTCAATGCCCACCTCGAAGGCATTGGCCAACTCGCCGCGCAGCGCGTCGGCGAAAGCCATCTTGCGGAAGCCCTGCGTTACGAGCAGGTCGGCCACGGTGTCCTTGCCCGCACCGGCGTACCCGGTGAGGCCGAAGAGATGTTTTTTCATGGGTGATTGGCCGCAACGGGCCGGGGTTGGTTGGGGGAATCGATGCAGGGCTCGGCGTGGTAGCTGGGCCACCGTTCGGGGGCGAAGCTGCAGCCAGTGATGAAGCCCTCCAGGCCGTCGCGGGAGGGGTGCGGGCGAACGCGCTCGAGTTCGACATTCAGGGCGCAGCCGCCGACGAGGCGAGCGGCGTGGATCTGCACGAACATCGCGCCGTCGTTGCCCTTCCAATAGGCAATCAGCGGCTGTACGCCGCCTCGCTTCGTGCGCTCCAGCAGCGAGAACTGCCAGGCGTGCAGGTCGCCGCTGTCGGGCGAATGCAGCCGTACGAGGCTGGGGCGGGACGTGAGGAAGAAGAGACCAGAACCTTTCACGGCGTACCTCCGGGGGAGAACGAGGCGATGAGGAACGCGAAGAAGCAGACGAGCGCGACCGCATAGACCGCGATGCGCAGCAACTCGCGAAGAAGTCCGCCGGGGCCGGCGGTGGTGGCGGGGTCGCGCTGCACGTTCACTCTCCCGTGCGTGCGACGCGCTGGGCGTCAGCGATGGCGTCGGCCTTGTCGGCCTGAACGAGCGTGTGCGTATCGCACTCGTCGGGGCCGTCGAGCAGGTGGCTCGCGCCCACGAGGAACGCGATGGCGGCGGCGATGAGCCAGCGGGTGGCGACGCTCACGATCGCGCCTCCCGAGCCTCGTCGAGGGCGCCGCGGAGCGCCTTTCCCATCGGGGTGCCATATCCCCAGTCCCCCGGGGCGCCAAAAGCGCGCAGGGCAGGTTTGCCCTCCAGCACTCGCGCCAGCACCCGTGCGAGTTCCGCCACGTCTTTGGTAAGGCGCTGCAGATCAGGGGGGATCTCTTCTTGGAGATCGTAGGAACGCTCGATAAGTGCGTCGGCCTGGGCGCGCACCACAGCGGCCAGCGTCTGTTCCGTGCTGCGCGCCTGGCTCCCCGGGCGCGACGGACTGGGCTCGACCGTCATCCCCACGAGCACTGCCTCGGGCCCGCTACCATCCATTGCGCAGGAGATGCGGGCGAGGAGGTCCGCGTCCGCAATGTCCGCAATCACTTGGGAGGGTGTATGGAGGGACTGAAGACGCTTGTGCTCGACTATTGGTACAAGCTGGTCATCTGGATCTCGGTCGCGGTGCTCGTGCTCGCGTTGACCGTTCCGTTGCAGGTGCCGAACCGTGTGGTCTTGCTTATCTCGCTCGGCTCGCTGCTCTTCGGCATCGGCCAATGGATCAACCACCCGCTGCAGGAGCGCATCGGTGTGGGATTCAAGATCTCTGGCCACCCCCGGAACGCCTGCTTCAGCGGCGTGCTCACTGAGATCGCCGGTGTGTGTCTTGTAGGCGTGGGGATCTGGAAGCTGCTGGCGTGACGCCAGATGGGCGAGCAGGCGCCCTACTGCGCGCGCCACTGCCGTGATGCGTGCGCCGTTCATGCCACGCCCCCGCTGGCCTTGACGATGGCGGCGCGGCGCTTGGCGCCAACCATCGCTTCATAGTCCCACTCCGGGTCCAGCTCGCCGGCAGCATCGCGGGCTTGCCATTCCTGCTCGGCTTTGAGTGCAGCGACGAGTTCCGCAATCAGCTCGTCGCGGTCATCGAACGGCACCAGCTCATGAGCGGGCACATGCTGGCGCCAGATGCTGAGTTCTCGGTCCTCGGGGCTGAGCGCTGGGATGACGATTGGGGCGTCGAGCACGAGGTCCGCTTGCAGCACGCGGTCACTGTCGACCGAGATCCCATGCACCACGCCCGTCACGCGCTGTCCCCGATGATCGCGATGGCGAACGCGCTGGCCAATGCGCAGCGAGATCTCGGCGCCGGCCCCCGACGTGTTCGAGGCAATTCCGCTTGCCATGTCAGCCCGCGTGGTCGATGCGCTCGACGTTCGACACCGGGCATCCGGTGACGTGGTGGGCGGCGCGCTGGGCGTGCTCGGCGTTGTCCGCGCGCACCTGTACGAACGGCAAGACGCCGTTCTCAGTGGCTACGGGGTGACCGAAGCGATCGAGGGGGGTGAAGAAGCAGCGGTAGCTGCGGGTGCCAGTGGAAGTTCTCGCCATGTCCATCTCCAAGAATTGAGACGGGGCGAGTATCAGCGCCGCTGATTCTTATGTCAATCAGCGGCGCTGATTATTGGCGCAACTATTTTGTAACAGCGCAGCTGATAGTTGGCGTGCAGGCGAGAAAAAGCCCGCGCGCAGCGGGCCGTGTGAGCAGAGCGAAGGGAGCGCTACAACTTTGCGCCCATCCAAACCGCGCGCCCTTGGATCAAGGGGGGATGTGCTTCGTCGAAATGAATGTCGGGATCGCCGTTGTCCGAGGCCGCCACCCAATCTCCATTGCGCTTGAGGAAACGCTTGACCAACATCTCTTCGCCCTTCACGAAGGCGTAGATGTGCCCCTCGCGCACGGTCGTGTCCGCCTGGTTAATGAGGATGACGGCCCCGTTTTGGATCGTTGGCTCCATGCTGCCACCGCGAACGCTGATGATCTTCGCCTGCTGGGTCGTGAGGCTGATGGACTGCAGGAAGTCCGATCGAAACTGGAGTTCGCCCTCTACCTCGACAACCCCGTTGACCCGGCCTGGCCCTGCGCCCGCCGCGACGCTAAGGCGCTGGATCGGAACGAAGTTCTCGTCGGCCAGAAGGCCAGCCGCTTCAGCAATCTTCTCGGCTTCCTTCGAGAGTCGTCGGCTGAACTCCCAGATCTTGCACCCCAGCCCGCGAGCAAACCCGGCCGCAGCTGTGAGGTTCAACGGGGAATGGGCGTTGAGGTAGTTCGCGACCATCGTTTGGCCCCCAATCCCGTACTCCATTCCGAATTCTTTCTGGTTGGGTGGCTTCACCTTGTCCCAGATGGCCTTCAGCTTGGCGGCCTCGGAGCGGTGCACGTCGGTGATCTTTGCCTTGCGGCTTGCGGTGTCATCTGCCATGACCCAAATAATCAGTTGCGCTGATATCGGTTAAACAGCGGCGCTGATTGACATGTGAATCAGCGCCGCTGATACTTGGCGCATGAATCCAGTCAAAGCCATCCGAGAACGCCTTGGGCTGACGCAGCGCGCCCTTGCTGAAGGTTTGGGCTGCACCCAAGGCAATGTCGCCAACTACGAGGCCGGACAGACCATGCTGCCAGGCACGGCCAAGGTGTTGATCGCGCTTGCTTTGGCGCGAGGTCTTCGACTGAGCTACGACCACATTTACGGGGACGCGAAGCTGCCCGAGCCATCCGTGGCAGACAAGGCGGCTGCGGATGCGTGAACTCGGCGATCTCGAACGCCGATGGGCCGTGTGGTGCGCGGAGCGCGTCAGGGTAGTGCCGCCATCGCCGCCGCCCCATGCAGCTGAGTCAACAGCTGCGCGCTCGCCTGGCGCCCCGCCTTCTCGGCGGCTTGGGCCATCGCCCCGATTCCTTCTGCGAACTGCTGTCGTCGCTCTGGTTGCATTTGCCGGATGGCAAGCATGGTCAGCGCGCCGACGGTTTCCTCCAGCGCGGTGACGCGCGCTTCCAACTGATCCAGCCTGTCCAAAAGAACCTCCTATGTCGTTGTTCCCCGATATTTCCGAGACTGATCGCGCAGCGGGTCGCGTCAGCTTGCGGGCGTTGGTGGTTCTGGCTTCTGCCGACTCGCGCCACCCCATAGACCTGTTTGAAGGCCCGGGTCGATGGGAGGCATCCGCAGACGCTGCAGGTGCGCTTCTATTGCGCGTGGCCAGAGTTTCCAGAGGTCCGGCTCCTGATCGGCGGGCGGGATCTTCTCCGCGATCCGGTCGTTCGCTGCCTCCAGGTCCTTCAGCAGAACCTCCAGAGTCGGAGCCGGCACCCGCGCCAAAAGCACCTCGACCACCGCTTCCATCGCCATCAGGCGATTCGTGTGGCGCAGTTGCCGTTCTTGAAGAGAGGTGAATGCCTTGATGGCCCATTTCTCGAACTCGCTCCGCTCCTGCGAGCCCTCGTCGCTCGCATCGTCGCTTTCCATGGGTGCCCCTTTCGTTGGCGGTGAAGTTGTGGTGACTGGATTGTCCAGCGACCGTGGGCGCCCGCCCTTGCTGAGTCTGTGTGCTGTGGAAGTCCATGGCACGCAGTCTCTTTTTTTTGTCTCTTCGGGTCATTCCGACCGGTTCCGAAAGATTCGGAACCGTTCGGAACGGCCCGACGCAACTGGTGCGTCACATGAATGAATCCCCCCTCTACGACGACGAGCTCGAAGCCGCGAAGGACACCGTCAAGGCCCTTGGCGGTGCCAAGAAAGTCGGCCCCATCTTCTGGCCCGACAAGACGCCCGAGAACGCCTCGCGCTACATGCTCGACTGTCTGAATGCCGGCCGTCCGGAGCGGCTGACGCCTTCCCAGGTGCTGCTGCTGATGCGTATGGGGCGCGAGGTGGGGCACCACGGGCTTGCCGAGCACTTCATGAGCGAGGCCGGCTATCAGCGCCCCGTGCCGATCAACCCCGAGGCCGAGGCTGCGGTGCTGGCGCACCAGATCGACGGAGTGTTCGGCCGAGCTGAAAGCCTGCTCGCTCGCCTGGAGCGTATCCGCAAGCTGGGTACACCGACCTGATGGAAAACTTTCAGGAAGTGCTTCATCAGATGGCGGAGTTCGGCATCGAGCTGCGCGCCACTGACCGCACCAACTTTCCCAAGCGGCACGACAAGCGCGTGACGTGCGGCAAGGGCGGCAAGTTCTGGTACTGGCTGCACGAGTTCCGGCGCGATGACGGCAAGGTCTATCTCGTCGGCCGCTTCGGCTCTTACAAGACCGGCAACTCGGAGAAGGTCCAGATCGACTGGAAGCCGATCAACGACGCCGAGCGCGCGCGCCGCGCCGCTGAGAACGAGAAGCTGCGCGCGGCGGCAGCTGCTGCCCGTGCGATCGAGATCGCCAACGCGGCAATGGATGCGGCCACATGGTGGCGGCGTGGCCAGAAAGAGGGCACGTCGCCGTATCTCCAGCGCAAGGGCCTGGCAGGCGAGTCCTGCCGCTATGTGCCTGAGGACGTGTGGATGCTCTGGCCCGCGCGCGATCCGCGCGAGGAAGACGTGCGGGTGTTTCTGCCGGCCGGCACACTCATCGTGCCGCTGCTGCGCTACGACCTCGATCGCAGCGAGGCCCTGCGGGGGCTGCAGTTCATTCGACCCGACGGCACCAAGATCTATCAGCGCGGCTTCGGCAAGCCCGGATGCTCGCTGCGACTGGGCGAGCATCCGGCTGAAGCGCAGCTGATCTGCGTGGTCGAAGGCTATGCCACAGGTCTGACCGTGCGCATGGCCGTCGACCGACTGCTGCCGGTGTATGTGGCCCTCGACGCCGGCAACCTGGTCAACGTCGTGCCGCTGCTGCGCCAGCTGTACCCCGACGTGCGCATCCTCGTGTGTGCTGATGACGACTGGCGCACCCGTGACCAGCAGACAGGCCGGCTGTCCAACCCTGGCCGCACTGTGGCCCGCCAGGTCTGCAAGCAGGTGCGCGGCTGCGACTTCGTGTGGCCGGTCTTCGACCCATCGACGCGCGGCGAGAAGGACACGGACTTCGACGACCTGCGCCAGCGCCAAGGGCTCGATGCCGTGAAGCGGCAGCTGCAGGGCGTGATCTCGATGATGGAGCGCGTGCATGGCTGAAGACACAGGCACGCCCGAAGAGCCGAACGCAGCCGCGCCGGAGCCACCGGCCTCTGCAGGTGACGCACCGCTCGATGACAACGTCTTGGTTTTCACCGGCAAGAAAAAGTTGTCGGTGTCGCTCACGGACGCGGACGGCAATCCCGTGGCGCTGGAAAGCCTAAGCCCCTCTGACCAAGCGAAAGTCGTAAAGCTGGTGGATGCCATGCAGGCGTCGAAGAAGAAGGCGAGTTCGGCTTCGGGCGATGGTCCCCCCGCCCCCTCGAAGCGCGAGAGCGCGCCCAATTCGGGAAAGGGGAAGAAGGCCAAGGGCGACGACGGCAAGGCGCCAGAGCGGGTCATCGACTGGGGAAAGTACAACTCGCTGATCGCGAAATTTGCTCTGATCTACGGCACCGACACGGTGTGGGATGGCGGCACCCGGAAGATCATGAAGATCGCGAACATGGCGCACGCCCACGGGTCGGACATGGTCCGGATGTGGAAGGCGTCGGAGAACCGGCGAACCGTGATGCCGGAGGATGTGGTGTTCGATCCGACGAACACCTGCGATCCGAAGCAGTGCATCAACCTGTACGACGGCTTTGCGATGGAGCCGGTCAGGTGCAAGCCTGCCGAGGTCGAGGTCATGCTCGAACTGCTCAAGCACCTGTGCGGCAACTGCGCCACCGGCGACCAGTCGATCGAGGCAGTCATGCATTGGGTTCTGTGCTGGTTGGCACTGCCGCTGCAGAGGCCGGGCGCGAAGCCGCGCTCCGCACTCGTGTTTCACGGGCCGCAGGGCACAGGCAAGAACTTGTTCTTCGACGTGATCCGCAGCGTGTACGGCAAGTACGGCGTCATGGTCGGTCAGACGCAGCTCGAAGACAAGTTCAACGACTGGCTCTCGGCGAAGTTGCTGGTGATAGGCAACGAGGTTGTGACTAGGCAAGAGCTGTACCACAACAAGAACATCCTCAAGTGGGTGATCACAGAGGAGCTGATTCCCATCCGGCCGATGCAGCAGGTGACGCGATGGGAAAGCAATCACGCGAACGTAGTGTTCCTCTCGAACGAGAGTCAGCCTCTCGTGCTTGAAGACAACGATCGCCGGTATCTGGTGGTCTACACGCCTTCGGCCGAGGACGGCGACCTGTACGGGCGCGTGGCGGCTTTCCTGGCGGATGGCGGGGCTGCGAAGTTCCTCTACTTCCTCCAGCACTACGACGTGGGCGACTTTGGCGAGCACACCAAACCGCTCATGACCGCCGCCAAGGCTGACCTCATAGAGCTGGGCATGCGCCCGGCAGAGCGGTTCATGTACGAGTGGCTGCAGGGATTCCTCCCTCTCCCTATGAGGGTCTGTTCGGCAGAGCAACTGTACCGAGCGTTCCGACGATGGTGTGACCAGTCCGGCGAGCGATACCCGCCGCCACGGGCGACCTTCACCAAGAACGCCGAGCGCTATGTGATCGAGCGCCTGGAGCGCGACGCGACGGGCGCCAGACTGCCGCCTCGGCTGACCTACAAGGTCGTGCAGCTTCGAGACGCCGAGAAGACCAACGGCCGCAAGGCGGTGCGCTGTTGGCTGCCACGGGGCACCGGGCCGAGAGAAGGAGCGACTGAGGGAGAGTGGGCTGCTGAGAGTGTCGAGGCGTTCGAGAAGTCCCTCAATCGCTTCTTCTATGCGAGTCGTGAGCCTGGCGGCCATGCGTCTGATAGCAACAGCGAGGGCGGGAGCGAGTCTCCCGTTACGCCGAATGCGTAACCCGTTTCGCCCGGAAACCCGCGCCGTTACGTGTGTTTCGCTTGTTTCGCTGCTTCTCTCACATGTGTGCATGCGGGCGTGTGCGTGCAGGCGCGTGCATGCACACACGGCGAGTGCGCGTAACCGCGTAACTCGCGTAACGGCGCGGGTTGCAAGCGATACGGGTTACGTGCCTCGCGCGCGCATGCCCCTCCATCCCCTTATCGATAGAAAAGGAAGAAGTGAATGATGAAGAACCCAGTGATGTCGGTGGCGAACGCAGTGTTCGTGGCGGGCGTCGACGTGATGGCCGATCGGATGAGCGCCACCATCTACAGCTGTCGCACTGGCGCGGCCCCGGTGCCCGTCGCCTCCACGCAGTGCCCCCACCCCCTTGTAGGTACTCCTGCGCGAGCGGGCCACGCGGGTAATTCGACCCGCCCGGCCGCAAGTGTGCGTGGCCTTCAGAAAAGTGAACGTTACGGTGAACGCGATCGCACGGAAGTGAACGTTCGGGCCGCGCGTCACGGTGGGAAGTGAACGCCGATGCGAGTGATGCACGTCGTTTCGGTTTCTGGGGGCAAGGACAGCCTGGCCACGCTCCTGATCGCCATCGCGCGATGCGGGCTGGCGAACGTCATCGCGATCTTCTGTGACACAGGCAACGAACATGAGGACACCTACGCCTACCTCGGCTACCTCGAACAGCAGCTGGGCATCAAGATCGTGCGGCTGAAGGCCGACTTCACCGCAGAGCTGCTGGCCAAGCGCATGTTCATTGCGCGCGACGTGCGCAATCGCCGTGAGTACGACACCTGCCCCGTGTTCGAGGCCGATGGCGTCACGCCGGTGCCGAAGCGTGACGGGCGCGGCGCGGTCGTGCTGAGCAAGAAGGGCAAGCCGGTTCAGAAGACCGTCAAGGTCGGGGGCGGTCGACGCGTCCGCTGGACCAACAAGGCGAAGCGCCGCGCCCTGGCCGTCATGTTCCCTAGCGGCAATCCCTTCCTCGACCTGTGCATGTGGAAGGGGCGGTTCCCATCACGTACCGCGCAGTTCTGCACGCAGGAACTGAAGACCAACATGGCGGTCGCCTTCCAGCTGGAGCTGATGGAGGCCGGCCATCGGGTGATCTCGTGGCAGGGCATCCGCCGCGACGAGTCTGAGAACCGCCGCGACGCCAAGAAGTTCGAGCGGGTCGGCAGGGGCCTCTGGATCGCGCGGCCCATCGTCGACAACACTGCCGCGGAAGTCCTCGCCTTCTCCGCTTCGCGTGGGATCGAGCCCAACCCGCTCTACCTGCAGGACATGAACCGCGTGGGCTGCATGCCGTGCATCAACTGCAGCAAGCCCGAGCTGCGAGCCATCGCTGCGCGATTCCCGGCGCATCCGGCGCGTATCGCCGATTGGGAATGGCGCGTCGGCCAATGCAGCAAGCGTGGCTACTCGACGTTCATGACGGACGCGCACCCCGCGAAGGATCGGCGCGTCGTGTTCGCCGATCTCAACATCTGGGCTCGCATCGAGTGGTCGAAGACCAGCAGGGGCGGTCGGCAGTACAACCTGCTCGACGAGGAAGAGAACCGGCCCTCGGGCTGCTCATCAAGCTACGGCCTCTGCGACGAGGGCGCTGGAGGGGCGGTTGCAGAGGAGGCAACGGCATGAACGGCAAGGTCGAACTGATCAGCCTGTCCGCCTATGCGCGCCTTCGCGGCGTGGCCAAGTCCGCTGTCTCCAAGGCCGTATCCGAAGGCCGCATCAGCACCATCAACGGCAAGATCGACCCCAAGGTAGCGGACGTGCAGTGGGCCCAGAACACCCGTGCGCGCGCCGACAGCAAGAAGGGAGGGGGAGATCTCGACTTCGATTCGGAAGCGACGGACGCGCCCGTGGCCACGTCAGAAACGCCTGCCGCCACGACGGGCAAGGGCGCGCGCTACGACAACTCCCGCGCGCACCGCGAGGAGTTCGCCGCGAAGCAGCAGGAGCTGGACTATCAGATCAAGGCCGGCAAATACGTCGACGCCGCCGAGCTGGAGGCCGAAGTGTTCCGACGCGAGCGCATGGTCCGCGATGCCATGCTCGGCATGTGCGTCAAGGCCGCGCCCGAGCTGGCCACGATCAGCGATGCCTTCGAGCTGGAACTGCGCCTCACGGCCTACGTGCGCGCCGCGCTGAAAGACCTGGTGGCCGCCCAATGAGTCTGCGCAATCCCGTCGACCTGGCCCGGAAGATCTTCACCGAGGCCTACGCGCCCGACCCGGAGATGTGGGTCGACGAGTGGGCCCAGGCGCACGCCCAGATCCCGACCGATGGCAATGCCGAGGGCGGCAAGTACGACGTGACCCGCACCCCGTTCGCCGCTGAACCGATGCGAGTGCTCAGCCCGTCTTATCCGTGCACCCGCGTCGTCGTCATGGCCGCGTCGCAGTTGCTGAAAACGCAAAGCGCGCTGAACTGGTTCATGGCCGTAGTCGATAGCGCGCCGGCCAACATCCTTGCGCTAATGCCGTCGAGCAATCTGGCGGGGCGACTGAGTTCGCGGATCGAGAAGACGCAGAAAGCCACGCCGCGAGTGCGGGGCAAGTTCGTCCAGCATCGATCGCGGGAAGGCAAGAACACGGCGGGCGCTAAGGAATTCCGGGGCGGCACCATCTACATCGAGACGGCGGGCAGCGCGGCGAATCTGGCGGAAGTGCCGGCGCGCTACGGTTACGGCGACGAGATCGACGACTGGGAGACCGACCTGCAGGGTCAGGGCGATCCGATCGTCGTGTTCGAGAACCGAGGGTCCACTTACGGGCGTCGGCGCAAGTGGTTCTACTCCAGCAGCCCGAAGAAGCCGCCGAAGCTGTCGAAGATCAACGCGCTGTTCCTGAAGGGCGATCAGCGCCACTACGAGGTTCCATGCCCTCACTGCGATCACTTCCACGTCCTGAAGTGGGAGAACATGCGCACGGATGAGAGCATGACTTGGGCGCGGATGATGTGCCCGGCCTGCGGCACGCTGATCGAGGAAGCGTTCAAGCCGCAGATGCTTACGCGCGGTCGCTGGGTGGCCACGGCCACCAGCCGCGATGGGACGATCAGCTTCACCATCTCCCAGCTGTACGCACCTCTCGGATGGACCAGCTGGCTCGAACTAGTGCGCATCTACTCCGAAGCCGAGCAGACGCTGAAGGTCGGCGACCACACTGCGATGCAGGCGTTCCACAACACCCGGCTGGCACTCTGCTACGACAACGCACCGGCCGCGACCACGGCGCAGAAGCTTCGGGCCAGGGCGTCCCATGCGCCGCGCGTGGTGCCGGCGGGAGCTTGGGTAGTGACGATGTCCGTGGACACGCAGCCCAACCGCCTCGAAGTGCAGGTGGAAGCCTGGGGCCCCGGCATGGAGCGATGGGTCATCGACTATCAGCAACTGATCGGGTCGCCCACGGCTTCGGTCGATGAGCCGGGCAGCGTGTGGCAGCGCCTCGACGAAATCCGCCGCACCCCTTGGCCACTGGCCATCGGCGGCAGGCCGATCCTGATCAGCGCGTACATGATCGACTCCGGTGGCGCCAACACGCAGGACGTGTACACCTACGGCGCACTACGGAAGAACAACGCCTGTTTGATCATCAAGGGCTCCAGCCGGCCGAACCGTCCCATCGTGAGCAGCGCCCCGACCAAGGTGGACTACAACTGGGGCGGTCAGAAGATCGAGGGCGGGGCTGAGCTGTGGTGGATCGGCACCGACGTGGCCAAGGATTACATCTTCAACCGCCTCCATCTGGAGTCGGGGCCGGGCGCGATGCATTTCCACTCCGCCCTCGAAGACGCATGGTTCGACGGTCTTCTCGCGGAGCGGGCCATCGTCAAGTTCAACAAGAAGGGGCACCCCGTCCGCACCTACGAGAAGGCGCCGGGCGACGCCAACGAGCCTCTGGACTTGTCCGTCTACAACCTGGCCGTGGCCTACCACCTCGGTCTGCATCGCTGGGCCGACAACGACTGGAAGCGCCTGCGAGACAAGCTGGCTCCGGAGCACCGCACGCTCGACCTGTTCGGCACCCCGCCGCTGGTCGATGCCCCCGCTGCTCCATCTCTCCCGCCACCGCGCGCGGAGGCCGACACCGTTTCCCGTGAAACGGCAGTTACGGAAAGCGTTCAGACGTCTGAACGAATCGCGCCGCCTGCCGCCGTCACTCCCCCTGTTCCTTCAACACCACCGCCGGTAATAGCCGGCCGGGCGTTCGGTGGGCGCCGCGTTCGTTCAAGAGGTATTTCATGAGCCAAGACACTGACATCAAGCGCTTCGCGGCGCCTGCGCCCGATAAAGAGACAGACCAGACAGAAGAGCTGTCCGACCTTGACAGAGACCTCGATGTACTGTGTGAGCGTTGGGTTGACTGGTGCCGCACGCGTAAGCTTTACGCCCCTGCTCCTGTCCCCAACTCTGTGCTTGGTCGGCTTAGCGGCACCGCGCGCCCGGCGCGCGTCGGTAGCGGAGACGCAATCAGCAGCGCGGAACTGTCGGCATTCCACTTCGCCTACATTAGCCAGCCTCACGGCCTAGAGAGGCAGGTCTTTGATCTCTACTATGTGGTCAGAGCGAAGCCAATCAAGGTCGCAGCCGGAGCGCTGGGGATCAGCCGGTCACATTTCTACCGAGTTCTCGGAGAGTTTCGTAGGCGCGTCTTCTCGGCCGCAGAAGCGATTCGAGAGGCAAGCGCGGATGACCTCAGGCGCTTGGAGGAGACGCGAAGGAAGCGAGCCTGCGACGAACCCAACTAGACATTGTTCTCGTGAGCGCGATCCGTGAGACTGTCGACAAGCGCCGTGATTTCCGCACGGATCTGCCTTCCGAGTTCTTGCATTGCCTCTTCATTTGCATCGAGCCCTAGCTCCTCGCGCAGGCGGGCCAATACCTTGATCTGTTGGGGAGCAATTTGTTCGATCCGGGGCCGCATCAAGTACGAGAACGCTAGCTTAGTCTTGCCCGCCAGCATCGTTCGCTGAGCGTGAATCTTCTGAGCATTGTCGAGCCACTCCTTCACGCGCTTCTCTTCCAGCAGCAGATTGTTGATCTCGGCGACACCCTCTTTTGAATGCGGGTCAGCTCGACCAAGCGCAGTGACAACTCGATCCCATTCCTGCATATAGAAATCCACGCGTTCTCTTGCCATCTGTTCCAGCTTGATCGCGTCTCGCGGCGGGACGGTATCGGCAATAGAACGCAGGAGCGTCGTCGCGAAAAGACCGGCGAGCTTTCCAGCTTCAGCCGCAGTGGTTGGATCGGCCACGATCTGCAGTTTGGCATGGGCTACGGCGAAGCCTCGAATGGCGACCACCGGATCAGTATCCATATCCAAGGTGTACAGAGTCGCAAGCGCGAATTGGGTCTTGACCACTTCTTCTGCAGACTCCAGATAAACCTCGCGCCGCATTTCCGTTTCGCGCTTAACCGTGGCCTCCGTAGCCGCATGCTCCAACTGCATCGTGAGGCGGTCAGCGTCATGGAGCAACTGCAGTTCCGTTTTTCGTTCGTCCGCCGCAAGCTGTAGCGCAGCCCGGCGATCGTGGCTCCGGTTCGTCAATATCACGCCGGTCAACGCCAGCGGCCCGACGATCAATGCAGCCCAGAAGGTGCCAGGCACCGCCTGTACAAGGCTCCAATCGATGTGGGTGAAACTCGCACCAAGAGTCAAAAGCACGGATGCAGCTGCCGTAACAGCGCAAGCAACGTAGAGCTTGAACGGAGCGGCTGGAGGTAAAACAGCATCCTCACGCTCAGTACGGCGTCTATCGATCTCGTCTGATACTCGCGAACTCTGCTCTGGCGTGCCCATGATTTAGTCCGAAATTGGGTTGCGGCGATCATAGGCGCGAAGCAAATTCGCACCTATTGTCAATAGTCAAAGTGTCGCGTCACGAAGAGACAATTTAAGGCTGGATCGCAGGAGACACTTTGGCCCAGAATTCATACCAATTCAGGTAGGTCTCAACAATCCGCCTGAAGGTTTCTCCTCCAGCCTCCCTGTGAAATTGGGCCCCGTTACCGCAAGGTTCCGGGGCCTTTTTCTTGCCTCGCACCATGCTGAGCATCCGTCGCACGGGCCCGTCAATGGCCGACGTGATACGCGACATCGGGGATGTGCACGCGCGCGTGCTTCCCTACGCTGCAGCGGCGGCACTCACGAAGAACGTGAAGCGGGCGCAGTCCGCTGTGATCGAGGAGATGCGCCGCGACTTCAGGAACCCGGTGGCGTACACGCTCAACGCGACGCGCATCGAGGTCGCCACCGCCGAGAACCTGAAGGCGCGCCTTGCCGTGAAGGACCAGCGCAGCGGCAACGGCACCCGGCCCGAGAGTTTCCTGCTGCCCGAAGTCGAAGGCGGACAGCGGAAAGAGAAGGGCTTCGAGCGAGCGCTTCGTGCGGCGGGCATCCTGGCGGCGGGCGAGTGGGCGCTGCCGGGCTCTGGCGTTCAGCTCGACGCGGCGGGCAACGTCTCCGGCTCGACGGTGCGCAGCGTCTTGCGTCAGGTACAGCGCCCGGGCGCTCGGCAGGCGCGCGGCACCGGCGCCATCTTCGCCGGTGCGGTCGGCCGCAAGCAGACGCGCGGCATCTGGCAGCGCAATGGCGACGGCCTCAAGGCGCTTTTCATCTTCACTCGCACCGCCCCGACCTATCGGTCGCTCCTCGACTTCGAGGGTGCCGCTGCGGCGTCCGTGCGCGAGAACTTCGCGGCGGACTTCTACGCGGCCGCGAGTTCCATCCGAAGGAAGTTCACCTCATGAGCATGACGCTCGCGCAGCTGCAGGCGCGTCTGGACAGCTACCTCGCGGCAGAGGCTCGAATCCTCGAATCGCAGGAATACACGGTGGGCCAAGGGTCCACGGCGCGGCGCAACCGCCGGGCCGAGCTGGAACAGGTGCGCGCGGCCATCACTGACCTGCGCGCGGACATCGCCAAGCTGGAAGGCGCGGCCCGTGGCGGGCGCCGCGTGCATCAACTTCGCCCGAGGGCCTGATACATGCGCGCCACAGTATTCGATCGCGTCGTCGCTGCAGTCTCCCCGGACTGGGGCGTCCAGCGTCTGAAGAGCCGTATGCAGTTCGAGGCCCTGGCCTCTCTGCCCTCGGCGGAGGCGGACATGGGCAGCGGCTTCGGCACGATGGGCGGCGTCGGCGATACGGGTCGTGACGACGGCGGCTCGCGCAACTGGCGCCCGCGCCCGCGTGACGCCCGCTCGGACTCGGTGCGCGCACTCCCCCTGCAGCGTGGCCAATCGCGCGACCTGGCCCGCACCAGCCCGATTGCCGGCGGAGCGATCAACACCAACGTCGATCGCGTTGTCGGCACGGGCCTGGCGCTGAGTGCCCAACCGAACCGCGCGATCCTCGGCTGGTCGGCCGAGGAGACGGCGGAATGGCGCGCGAAGACGCATGCCGAGTTCAGCCTTTTCGCGGACAGCCCCGAATGCGACTTCGAGGGTGAACTGAATTTCTACGAGAAGCAGGAACTGACGTTGCGCTCCACGCTGGAGAGCGGCGACTGCTTCAACATCCTGCCGGACGGCATCGCCTCGGCCACGCAGCCCTATCGCCTTCGCATCCAGACGCTGGAGGCAGATCGTTGCGGCAACCCGCGCAACGGCTCCGACACCGACACGATGTCGGCTGGTGTGCTGTTCGGCCCCAACAACGGGCCGTCGCAGTACTTCTTCTACGACCGCCATCCCGGCTCGCTGATCTTCCGCGGCGATCGATACGCAGGCCAGTGGTACGAGCGGATCGGCCGCAGCGGTCGCCGCCGCGTCCTGCACCACTACCGGAAGCGGCGCCCGGGCCAGTCCCGAGGCATTCCGTACCTCGCGCCCATCGTGGGCTGCATCAAGCAGCTGTCGCGCTACACGGAGGCCGAGATCGCTGCGGCGGTCATCAGCGCCTACTTCACGGTCTTCATCAAGAGCGACGCCGGCAATGCCTCCGCCCCGATCTTCCAGGGTGATCCGGGGCCTGGCGAGGGTGGGCCAGGCCCAGCCGGTGCAGGGTTCGAGATGGGGCCGGGCTCCATCGTCGACCTGGCCAAGGGCGAAGAGGCGCAGTTCGCCAACCCGCTGCGCCCGAACCCGAACTTCGACAAATTCGTGCTCGCGGTGTGCCGCCAGATCGGCATGGCACTGGGCCTGCCCTACGAACTGCTGCTGAAGCAGTTCAACGCGAGCTACAGCGCAAGCAAGGCGGCGCTGCTCGACGCCTGGATCTACTTCCGTGGCGTGCGCGTCTGGCTCGCGCGCAGCTTCTGCCAGCCCATCTACGAGACGTGGATGGCTGAAGCCGTGGCCACGGGCCGCATCGTCGCGCCGGGGTTCTTCACCGACCCTCTCATGCGCTGGGCCTACACCCGCGCGATCTGGCCCGGTGACAGCATGGGCTCGATCAATCCGAAGGACGAAGTCGCGGCGTACAGCGCGGCCGTCGACGCCCGGCTCATGTCGCGCGAGCGCGCTGAGTGGGAGCTGTTCGGCACCGACTGGAACGAAACCTTCGACCAGAAGCAGGCCGAGGAAGAGCGCCTGCGTGCGAACGACATGTTGCCCGTGCCCAAGGCCGGCGCTGCGGCGGCCCCGAAGGCGGATGCCCCCAAGGCGCCCGACAGCAACCCACCCGACGAAGAAGACGGAGCAATCCCGGCATGACCCTCCTCGAACTCCTGCGCTCGCCCTGGGCCATCTTGCCCGACCGCCTGCACGAGATGCAAGCCATCTACGCGACACACCTGCGCGGCGAAAAGATCGACATCGCTGCAGTCGAAGCCCGCCTTGGCCGTCCGCTGGCCAACGACCAGCAGGAGTACTCGGTGCAGCAGGGCGGCGTGGCGGTGCTGTCGCTCGAAGGGGTGATGGCGCCGAAGGCGAACCTGTTCATGCGCATCAGCGGCGGCATCAGCACGCAGCTGGCGGAGAAGCAGATCGAAAGCGCCATGGCCGACAGCCGCGTGCGCTCGCTGCTCATCGCGTGGGACAGCCCGGGCGGCAGTGTCTTCGGCACCGCCGAGCTGGCGCAGTACATCCGGGAGGCCTCGGACACCAAACCCATCGTCGTCGTCAGCCCGGGGATGCTCGCGAGTGCGGCGTACTTCGCGGGCAGCGCCGCGAATGCGGTCTACGTGACCGGCCCCAACGTCCACGTCGGCTCCATCGGCGTCGTCGCAGAGCACGACTACACGCCTCGTCGCGACGGTGGCCAGACCTCGGAGATCGTGGCCGGCCGCTACAAGCGGATCGCTTCGGACAACGCGCCCCTCACCGAGGAAGGGCGCCAGAACATCCAGGAGCGTGTGGACTATCTCTACAGCGTGTTCGTCGACGCCGTTGCACAGCAACGCAGCACTACGACGGACCTCGTACTCGAGCGCATGGCCGATGGCCGTGTGTTCGTCGGCCAGCAGGCCATCGATGCAGGACTCGTGGACGGTGTTGCCACGATCGACGCGTTGGTGGAGCAGCTGGCCACCGATCCCGCGAAGTTCGCGACGCGCCGCAAGGCCGTGTTCGCGGTCGCGGGTCTCCCGTCCGTGGCTGCCGGTGCTGCGCCCGAAGACGAATCCTCCAACCGTGAAAAGGAACCTGTCATGCCCGATGCTGACAACAAGACCCCCCTCACGCGTGAGTCCTTCGAGCGGGATCACGCGGCGCTGTTTGCGTCCCTGCGCTCCGAGTTCTCCGCCCAAGGCGCCACGCAGGAACGCGAGCGCATCCAGGCGGTGCGCGCCACCGCCATGCCCGGCCACGAAAAGCTGGTGGAGCAACTGGCCTTCGACGGCAAGACCACCGCCGGCGAGGCCGCGCAGCAGGTTCTTGCCGCCGAGCGCTCGCGCGTCGCCGCCGCCGCGCAGGGCCACTTCAACGACGCGCCTCCGGCCGCTCCGGGCGCGCACGCGCCGGACGGCGGCGAGGGCGAGAAGGACACCGACCGCAGCGTCGGCAAGCGCGCCGCTGCGGCCTTCAACAAGCTGCGCGGTCTGTCCTGAACCCGCGCGACCTCCCTCAACTTCAAGGAAAGACCATGACCTTCCTCGCAACCTTCAAGTCCGAAGGCTTCGTGCCCGGTGGCCTGATCGCCGGCAACGCCAGCTTGCTGATCAGCGAGCCGATCGTGCTGTCCAGCGGGCAGAACCTGAAGCGCGGCGCGCTGCTCGGCAAGATCACCGCCACGGGCGAATACGTGCTGAGCCTGGCGGCGTCGACCGACGGCTCGGAAGTGCCCTCGGCCGTCCTCGTCGAAGACACCGATGCCACCGCCGGTGACGCCGCGACGGTCGCCTACACGCGCGGCGACTTCATCGCGCAGGGCGTGATCCTCGGCACCGGCCACACCATCGCCAGCGTCAAGCCCGGCCTGCGCGATCAAGGCATCTTCCTCATCGACCAACTGCCGGTCTGAGGCACAGAGAGCCCATCTCCAACCGAACAACGGAGTCAGAAAACCATGCCCGACATCTTCAGCACCGACGCACTGGTCGCAGTCATCGAAGACCTGCGCGTCCCGCAGCTCGGCCTCGCCGGCCGCTACTTCCCGACCATGATCGAGGAAGACACCGAGGAGATCCACTTCGACGTGGAGAACCGTCCGCGCCGCATGGCGCCCTTCGTCAGCCCGCTCGTGGCTGGGCAGTTGGTCAAGAGCCGTGGCTTCTCGACCAACACCTTCAAGCCCGCCTACATCAAGGACAAGCGGGTCTTCCACCCGGGTCGTGCCATCAAGCGCGTCATCGGGGAGCGTATCGGCGGCGGCGACCTGTCCCCCGCAGAACGCATGGAGATCCTCGTCGCCCAAGACCTGCAGGATCAAATTGATGGTCTGGAGCGCCGCCTCGAATGGATGGCCGCGCAGGTTCTCTACAACGGCAAGGTCACCGTCAAGGGCGCACAGTACCCCGAGGTCGTCGTCGACTTCGGCCGCAGCACCGATCTGACGGTGAACCTGACGAACGCGAACCGGTGGGGAGAAACCGGCGTCAAGTCGCTCGACGACATGCAGAATTGGTCGGACGCGATGGTCAAGCGCACCGGCGTCGGTATCTCCGACTTCATCATGACCATCGACGCATGGAAGGTGTTCCGCTCCGACCCGGACGTAAAGGAACGACTGGACCGCTACCGCGGAAACAGCACGATGCAGCAGGACGCCCACAATCGCGAGGGCCTGGTCTTCCAGGGCGTGGTGGATGGATTCAACATCTACACCTACAGCGGCTGGGGCATCGAGCCGGGCGACACCGAGGCGTCCGAGCAGGCGCTGCTGCCGGCCTTCACGGTCATCGGCACGGCCGCTCCTGATCTGGTCGAGGGCGTGCGGCAATTCGGCGCCATCCTCGACCACGAGGCGCTGCAGGCCATGGCGTACTTCCCGAAGAGCTGGATCGAGAAGGACCCCAGCCTGCGCATGCTGCTGCTGCAGTCCGCGCCGCTACTGGTGCCATACCGCGTCAACTCCACGTTCCGCGCGAAGGTTCGCTGATCGCCATGATCGACTGCACGCACGACCTGGCCACGGTCTTCTTCGGCGACGACTTCGCCGTGCCTTTCACGCGCCGCAGGCGTGCCGCTGCCGACGTGACGGTCATGGTGATCATCGGCACCGTCGATTCCGATGCGCTGGATGCGCGGGCCCGCGCGGCCACGCGCACCGCCCGCTTCGCCGCTGGCCAGGACGTGCGCGCAGACGACGAGCTGATCGCTGGCGCTGCGGTCGGGCCGGAGGTGCCTGCGGGCACGGTCTTCAAGCTGCTGGACCACCCGCAGCGCGTCAACGACGGGCTGGAAATGGAGGTGCTGCTCGGCAGCGTGACGCCATGAGCCTGCTGGAAGACGCGCTGCCGGTCGGCGCTCCCTTCGCGATCGGCGCGGTGCTCTACGCGGCGCTGCAGGCGGCGCTTGAGCCGCAAGGCGTCAAGACCCTCAACAACCCGGTTCGCGCATCGTCCCTCAAGGATGGCGCGCGGATCGTGTTCTACGAGGACGTTTCCGATCGACCCGATCGCAGCGGAGACCAGCCGGGCGGCCAGCCGAAGCGGACTTTCAGTTTCAACCTCTGCGCGATCAACCGCGCCGAGGGTGCGGAGGCCGCGCGGCGCGGTTCCCACGAGGACTACCGCGCAGCGAAGCGCGTGGTGCGTGATGCGCTGAAGGGTTTGAGGCAGGCCGTGATGGTCACCAGCGTGCTGCGCGAAGGCGACGTGACCTATCGCATCGAGAACATCGACGTGGGAGGCGGGCTGATTCTCGGCACGTTCTCAGTCGACTACCGCGACCCGAGCTGACCCTCGGTCGATTCAACCATCCCCACGGCCCGCATGCCTCGCGCAGCGGGCCTTTTTTCTGGAGAGTGTCATGAGCGACGCACAAGCAATTTTGGGCGCGGGCTCCGTTCAACTGAACGTGTTCGATCCCGCCACGCAGGCCTATCTCGGTTGGGGCGACCCGCTGGGTGCCGACCGTTTCGAGCTCACCCCCGATTCGGACCTGAAAGAGAAGACCTCGAAGAAGCGCGAGAGCTACGGGCAGGCCGTCGCCGCCGTTGCTCTGTCGAAGCCCACCAAGATCGTGATCGTGATCTCGGCGGCCGACAAAGCTGCGTTGGCGATGCAATTCCAGGGCGTTCTGGCGTCGTACTCGCAAGGTGCAGGGAGCATCGCTGGCACCTTCCCGGCGAAGCTCGACAAGTGGGTATCGCTGGGCAAGCGACAGATCGTCGAAGCAGGGTTCAGCCTGACCGGCGCCACAGCCGGAGCGCTGACGAAGGACGTGGACTACCAGATCGACTACGCCAATGGGCAGGTGAAGATTCTTTCGAGCAGCGAAGTCGCCGCAAACGAGGTCATCACGGTGGCCGGCACCGCGCTCGCCGTGACGGGTACGCGCATCCGGGGTGGCACGCAGCCTCAGGTGCGCGCACAGGCCCGCTTCATCGGCGTGAACATGGTCGACGAATCGCCAATGACCGCCGAGGTCTATGAAGCGAAGCTGCGCTCGACGCAGGGCTTCGACTTCCTGGCCGACGACTTCAACGGCATCCAGCTCGAAGGCACGTGCGTGGTGCCGGTCGGGAAGACCGAGCCCTTCGTCGTCGACTTCGACAACGCGCCCACGCCCTGACCTTCCACTGAGCAGACGCGAACCTCGGCGCCTCGTGCGTCGGGGCATTCGCGCGTTCATCCACTCCCATACGAGACACGAGCGTGACCGATCCGAAGATCAGGTACGACATCGAGGCCGGCATCAAGGGCGAGGCCGATGCGAAGCAGCTGGAGGGCACGCTGCGCTCGCTTGGTGACACCCTGGAGGGCGAACTTGCGCAGGAGGCGACGAAAGCGGCAGATGCGCTGCAGAACCTCGGCGCCAAGCAGGAAGCCATCCAGACATTCAACGTGCTGCGGCGTACCACGCAGCAGCTCGGGCAGGAACTCGACACCGCGTCGGCGGCTGTCGATCGCCTCGGCGCAGAGCTGCCGCAGGCGGCAACCGCTACGGCCGCGTTCGCGGCGGCAGAAGCCAAGGCGCGCGCGGCCGTCGAAGGCGCCAAGGCGGATCTGGACGAACAGCGCCTGGCGCTGGTGAAACTGCGCACCGAATACACCGGCGGTGCCCGCAGGACCGACGAATACCGTGAGGCCAACGCCCAACTCTTGGTCACGGTGCGCGAGTTGCGGGCGAACCTGGCAGAGCAGCGCGCCTCCCTTTCCGCTGCGGCTGGCGCTACCCGTGCCGCCCAGCAGGCTGAGCGCGCCCTCGCCACCGAGTACGACCGCTCCGTCGCCAGTGCGCGCAAGCTGAGCGCGGAGGTCGGCAGCAAGAATGCCGCGCTCGAAGCCTCCCGAGGCACGCTGCGCGCGCTGGGCCTGGAGACGGGCCAACTCGCGCTGGCCGAGCGCAACCTCGAACAGGCCATTGCCCAAGTCCGTGAGCGTGTGAACGGTCTGGCGCCGGCCTTCGCGCAGCAGGCTGCTGCCGCGAACGGAGCGGCCCAGCGCCAGATCGCCGACCAGCGCACCCTGCGCGACGGCGTGCGCTCGGTCGGCGACGAACTGCGGCGCATCCAAGCCATCGCGGCCGTTGCACTCGGCGGCAGCTTCGTGGGCGGCTTGATCAAGGACGTGGCAGAGACCGCCGACGGGTTCAAGAACCTGCAGGCTCGCATTCGCCTTGCGACGGGCGAGGGGCAGGCCTTCAACTCGGCGATGCAGGGCGTGACCGATGTTGCGTTGCGGACCAACAGCGCGCTCGACGAAACGGCAACTCTGTTCGTCCGGCTGGCCAAGGCCGGCACCGAATCCGGATTGAGCGCGAAGGCTGCACAGGATCAAGCCCTCGCGCTGACCGAGACCATCAACCAGGCGATCCAGCTCTCGGGCAGCAGCGCCGAGTCGTCGAAGGCGGCGCTGACGCAGTTGATTCAGGGCCTGCAGTCCGGCGTGCTGCGCGGAGAAGAGTTCAACTCGGTGATGGAACAGGCCCCGCGTCTGGCGCAAGCGCTCGCGCAAGGGCTCAACCTTACGACGGGCGAGCTGCGCAAGCAGGCCGAGCAGGGCGTGCTGACCAGCGCGACCGTGATTCGCGCCCTGACCAGCCAGTCGACGGCGGTGGCTTCGGAGTTCGGCAAGCTGCCTGCGACCGTGGGGCGCTCGCTGCAGAACCTGCAGACGCAGTGGCAGCTCTACGTCGGCGCCACCGACAACGGCATGGCGTCCAGCGCGAACCTGGCGCGGATCATCGACGGCCTCGCCAAAAACCTCGACACGCTCGTATCGACTCTGTACGCCGCCGGCAAGGCCTACGCCGCGCTGAAGATCGGCGGCTTGGCCATCGACGCCTACAGGTGGGCGACGGCCACTCTGGGCGCCACGTCTGCCATCGCGGCCAACACGACGGCGACCATCAACAACACGGTCGCGCATACCGCGAACGCCGCTGCGACCCGTGCCAGCGCCGCCGGGCATGCGGCTGCGGGGGCAGGGGCCGCAGCCGGTGCGGCCTCGGCAGCGCGTGCCGGGTTGGTCTGGCGCGCGACGACAAGTCTCATGGGCCCCATGGGCTTCGCGGTTGCCGCTCTCGCGCCCGAGTTCGTACGTTTCGGCGAAACCATCGGCGAGACGGCGGCGAAGGTTGCCGGTTACGGCAAGGTCATGAAGGAGGCGGAAGACCGGCTCCGCCTCCAAGAGGAGGTTCTGAAGTCCAACGCCGCCCAGCAGCGTGCGATGGCGCTGGCCGTGCAGGAGGCGCGGGACAAGCAGTTCGAGCTGACGAAGGCCGCTGTCGGCACCATCGCCAAGTTCGACGAGATGCGCGCCAAGGGCGACAGCGCGGCGGAGGCCATCTCGAAGATCGGCCGGGACTTCGACCTGTCGACCGTGCCAGGCATCAAGGATGCGGGCGCGGTCCTCGACAAGCTGCTCGCCGACGGGAAGATCGCCGCCGGCCAGTTCCAGGACACATGGGCGCAAGCGCTCAAGGGTGAAGACCTCGGACTGTTCGAGACGCGCGCGCGCACGGCGTTCGCAGGCGCGACGCGGGAGGCGGAGCGCATGGCGGCGGTGCTCGACCAGTCGGCCCGAGAAGCCATCCGCCGCACAGGCCTCGACTTCTCTCAGTTGTCCGACGGCGTGGGCGCAGCGTCGCGCAGCGCGATCAACGACACGCAGGCGATCATCAACTCGCTCGATCGCCTCAAGGCGCAGGGTGTCGACACCGGAACGGCACTCGCGGCCAGCCTGTCCAAGAGCATCGACACGGCAGACAGCCAGAAGGCGCTGGACGGCATCCGTGGACAGATCGAACAGGTGCGCGCGCAGCTGGGCAACAAGGTGGCCGATGGGTTCCTGCAGCAGGCGGCGCTGAAGGCCGAGGAGCTGCGGGTGAAGTTCGAGGAACTTAAGCCCGGCATCCAGAGCGCTGGCGAGGCCATGAAGTTCTTCGGTCTCCAGACGCAAACTGCGCTGAAGACCGCGTCGACCAACTCACGCGAGGCCTACGACGCCTTGAAGAACAGCGGGCAGGCTTCTGCAGATCAGCTGCGCCAGGCATTCGAGCGAGTGGCCAAGGATGCGATCGCAGCGAACAAGGGCATCGCCCCATCCTGGCTGATCACCGAGGACGCCATCCTGCGGGCCCGCGAGGCGACGGAGAACTTCGGCCGGTCCACCACCGAGACGCTGCGCCAGGCTGGCGACAGCTGGCGAGCGTATGGCCAGATCGTGCGATCCGAGGGCTCGGCCACGCCTGGCGTGATCGGACCGAATCAAGAGATCAAGTCGGTTACAGGAGACACGCGCGAGCAGCGCCTCGCCGGCCAGAACGCCACCGACAACCGCCTGATGTTCGAGCTGCGGGACAAACTGCGGGCCGGCACCCTCACTGCCGAGGACGCGGGCTCATTGCGCGCGGTTATCGCTGCGCTGAAGCAGAACGCGCAGGTGAATGCCGATGCCGACAAGAAAGGCTCGTTCATCTCGCTGGAAGGCCGGCGCGACGATGCCCAGTGGCAGGCGATGGGCGCGCGCTTCGCGCAGGAACTGGCCAAGCTGGAGCGCCCGCAGAGCGCTCGCAGCACGAAGCACGAGGTACAGCTGACGGTTCCCGGCGGCGACGCTGGCAGCTTCAACATGGAGTCCGAGGCGGACGCACAGAAGCTGATTGGCCTGCTCGGTCGGGTGAAGGGGCGTTCGTCATGAGCATCACCCTGCAGTACGGCACGGACCCTGTGCTTCCGCTCGACGAAGACCTGTATTGGGTCGACGAGAACCAGTACAGCCCGGTTCAGTCGTCGGTCGACGTGAGCCTCGACGGCGCACTGATCGTTCAAGAGGACGGCGATTCGACGCGGCCCGGCCGTCCCATCACCCTGCAGCCCATCGACGAGAACAGCGCCTGGATGATTCGCGCCGATGTCGACCAGCTCAACGCCTGGGCCGCCATCGCCGGAGCCGTCTTCACGCTGACCCTGCGCGGCGTCGCGCGGTCCGTGAAGTTCCGACACCACGAGAAACCCGCCGTCGACGCCAAGCCCGTCGTGCACTACAGCGACGTGCAGCCGGGCGATTTCTACCTCGTCACCCTCAAGTTCATGGAAGTCTGATCAATGGCCATTCTCAAAGGCGACCCGAGGCTCGTGAAGAGCCAGGTCATGGATGACGTGCCCGAAGGCGGTGGCGGGCCCACCGCGATCGAGGTGATCGACGGCGCGAGCAACGGCATCTTCCCCGATGTGAGCGAGTCCGACCGCGCCGCCGGCCGCGTCTCCGCGCGCAAGGTGCACCTGTGGGTGCAATCGGCCGACACCGACACCTACCTCGGCGCCAACGTCATCATCGCCGAGCCACCCAACGACCCGAACGTGTCGGTCACGATCATGACCACCAACGACACGTTCGACCTGCGCGCCGCAGCTATCTCGCGGATCGAGGCGTACCTCTCGGTGGGCGCGAACTACGCCGGCTTCCTGTTCGGGAACCACATCACCGGCATGAAGACCCTCACCATCTTCCAGCGCACCGATGAGACGCCGCCCATCGGCGGCACGCTCGCGCTCACGAAGCGCGAGGGGTTCAGCGACCAGCTCATCCAGTACGTGCGGATCACCGAGGCGAAGGTCACTCTGCAGACCTTCACCGACGCCTCGGGCGACTTCCAGCGCTACGTTTTGGAGCTCAAGATCAGCGACCCGCTACGTGCCGACTACCCCGGCTTCGACGTGGTGCGCATCGACCCGACGAAGGCCCAGCTCGCCGCCGCCACCAAGGTCAGCAAGGTCATCGTGGCGGACGCCGCGAAGTACTACAGCGTCAAGCCGCTGCAGGTCGGCGCCAACCTCGGCGACTTCAGCGTCAAGGCGCAGGACATCTTCACGCAGCTGGTGCCCAGCGCCCAGGTCGAAACGCCCATTGCAGACGCGCGCACGAATCAGCTGATGAACGGCGTGGTGTCCGGCGGCGGTGCGGTCACCATCGGCTACACCAGCGTCTTCACGACCGCGCAGAACCTCTTCGTGGGCGGCGCGGTCAAGCCGAACACCTTCTCCATCGCCAGCGGAGGGGTCATGTTGACGGACAGCGGCGGTCGGCTCATGAACGCCGGCAGCCAGGTCGGCACCATCGACTACGAAAACGGCGTGCTGGCCCTGCTGACCAACGTGTTCGGCACCGGCTCGGCGACCTTCAGCATCACCTACCAGCCGGCGCAGGCGGTGGAGGCGGTCACGCAGACGCAGGGCTTCGAGGTCACCCCCGAGACGCGCTCCCTGTCCTACGTGCGCACCATCGAGCCGGCGCCTGTGCCTGGCACGCTGTCGATCGCCTACCAGTACAGCAGCCAGTGGTACGTGCTTCGAGACGATGGCTCGGGCGCCATTCGTGGCCCGGACACCGGCTACGGCGCCGGGCAGCTCAACTACACCACGGGCACCGTTTCCGTGACGCTGGGGACGCTGCCCGACGTGGGCAGCGAAGTCATCTACCAGTGGGTGGAGCCGAAGGCGGCGCAGGATGCGGCCGTTCTCACGCTCGACAACAACGGGCGCCTCTACTGGCCGTTCAACACCAGTGGCGTCTCCAGCATCGAGGCCGGCGCGAAGGCCATCGAGCCCGGCGGCCTCTCCATCACATGGAACGACGGCACGGCGAGGACCGTCACCGACGACGGCGCCGGAAACCTGACCGGTGACGGCACCGGCTCGGTGAACTACGCCAAGGGTTCCTTCCGGCTCAGCCCGACGCTGTTGCCTCCGCCTGGCACCGTCATCAACGTGACCGTGTCGTCGATCACGAAGACGCCGGCCACGGCCACCGTCGCATCCGGCTCGGGCAGCTTCGGCGTGACTGGCATCACCCCGGGGTCCATCGACATCGTCGTCAACGGCCAGCTCAAGGGCGTGCGCGGCTCCGACCCGGTGGTGAACTGGGGCGAGCCGGCGAACTACCGCATCGTCGACGACGGCGCCGGCCACCTGATGGTGCTGCTCGCGGACACGCAGCTGCAAGTCGGCACCGTGAACTACGCCGCCGGCACTTTCACGCTGGCCGGCACCACCGTCATCCCTCAAGCCACGGCCGCGCTGCTCACTGCGTGGGACAACATCTTCCTCTACGAGGAAGGCTTCGTGATGGACATCGTGACCGCATAAGAGCGCCCCATGGCAAACGTCACCCTCAACACCCCCCCGTCCAGCGGCGCCTACAAGCTGAAGAAGCGCGCCTACCTCGACCCGACCATCTTCAACAGTACCGTGCTGTCGCTGAGCCTGGCGGGCGTCACTTCCGCCACGGGCACCGTTGCCACGGCCACCAGCGGGAGCCAGAGCCTGTCCGGCGACATGGACCAGCTGCACCTGCGCACGAACGTCGCGAATGCGTTCTCGCTGTCCGGCATCAGCTTCAGCGCCGGCGGCAAGAAATACGTGTCCAAGGCCAGCGGCGACCTGCAGGTCGACCTTTCGCCGGTCACGGGCATCGGCACCAGCGTGGGCACGCTGACGCCCAGCCAGGGCGAGGTAACGCTCAACGCATGGGTGCCCGGCTCATCGCCGGCCGTCAGCGACTGGCGCGGCGTCGCCAGCCCGCCGGTGAACGGCGCCTTCACGCCGTACAACACCTACGCGGTGGTCTTCCGCCTCGCCACCGCGCCAATCCGCACCGGCAGCTTCAGCGTGCTCGGCACGATGGCTGACGGCACGACCTTCAACTACAGCGCGGACAGCGACGGCATCATCAACGCGCCGCGCGTGAAGGGGCGGATCAACTACACCACCGGCGTGGTGAAGCTGGTCGGCGTCTCTCCCACCGCGCCGGCGGGCGTCATCAAGCAGGATCTGTCCTGGCTCAACATCCCGGGCGTGGTCGACGGCTATATCGACCTGATCCGGCAGGAGACGCTGCGCTACAACGCGGTGGCCTTCACCTACCTGCCGCTCGATGCGGACCTGCTCGGCATCGACCCGGTGCGCCTGCCCAGCGATGGCAAGGTGCCCGTGTTCCGCGAAGGCGAACTGGCGGTGGTCGGGCATACCGGCCTAACGGCGCCCGCGACGGCCATCGTCGGCACGCCGATCAGCGCCGGGCGTACGCGCCTCTCGCGGCTTCGCCTGCTGGGCAATGACGGCCACGTCATCCAGACGGGCTACACCGAAGACCTCGAAGCCGGCACCGCCACGCCGACAGACGTGACCGGGTGGTCGCAGCCCGTGCGCATGGAGCACCGGATCGAGGACTACGCGCTCATCCGCGAGGCGCAGATCGACGGCACCATCACCTTCACGCGCCCGCTCACGCACAACTACCCGTTGGGTTCGTTCGTGTCGAGCGCGCTGCGCGCAGGCGACCTGAAGGCGCGCATGTCGCTGATGTTCGACCAGGCGACGTGGAACAACGTGACGTTCTCGGATGTGCCTGTTGGCGACGCCGCGCCAGGCACGTACAACATCGGCGGCAACCCGATGGTGCTGACCAACGCCGGCGCGATCACCGAACGCTGGGCGTTGAGGTTCAAGACCACGCAGACCTTCGACATCGTCGGCGAGCACGTCGGCGTCATCGGCGAGGGCTCCATCAACACCGTCACCGCGCCAATCAACCCGGCGACCGGTGTGCCGTATTTCACGCTCGCAGTCGCGGGGTGGGGTGGCGGCTGGGGCATCGGCAACATCGTTCGCTTCAACACCATCGGCGCGATGTTCCCCTTCTGGCTCATCCGCACCGTGCAGCAAGGCCCCGAGGCGGCGGCCGACTACTCCTTCCTCACCATCGTCCGCGGTGACGTGGACAACCCCATTGCGTAAGGCCAGCACATGACCTCTCCAGTTGATACCAGCGTCAAGTATTTTTCCAGCCTGATGTCGGGGGCGCCGGCACTCAGCGGCACGGTCGGTACCTTGATTGCTCTCTTGGATGCCTGCCTCAAGGATGGCTTCGATACGAAGACGCTGACAGCCCTCACGGTTGCTTCCGGCGTGGCAACGGCCACTTGGTCGGGCAACCACTCCGCGCAGATCGACAGCGTGGTGTCAATCGCTGGCGTCACCGGCGGTCCATCCGGATTCGCTGGACTCAACGGCGAACAGAAGGTGGTCACAAAGCCGACGGCGAGCAGCCTGACGTTTGCAACCGCACTGCCTGACGGCACCTACACCGGCACGATCACAATGAAGATGGCCCCGCTAGGCTTTGCCAAGCCCTTTAGCGGCACCAATCTCGCTGGCTACCAGTCCAGTGACCCGGCCAGCACGAAGATGATCCTGCGCGTGGATGACACGGGGACGACGGTTGCGCGTGTTGTCGGATGTGAGTCGATGACGGATATCAACACCTACGCCGGTCTTTTCCCCTCGGCGTTGCAGATCTCCGGCGGTGGGTACTGGGCCAAGAGCAACAACGCGAACAGCACTGCAGTGCAGTGGATGCTGATCGGAGACTCGCGAGCGTTCTACCTGCACGTCTGCGGTGGGTACTCTTCGAGTTCATCGTTTACGCACGGCTTCACCAAATTTTTCGGCGACACGACGGCGTTCAAGCCCGGTGGCGATGGGTATGCATGTGCGCTCGGGTATTCCACGACATCGACGGCATCATCGCAGACGGACGGTCAGCCGGAGGCCAACACCAATGCGCAGCAGGCGTTTCCGCGTGCACCGTCGGGCTTAGGAACTTCGCAACTGCATATTTGCGCAGCATACACAGGGGCTACGACAGCGTATTCGGGCATCGACACCTTCTTTGGTGCTCTGCCCAACCCAATAGACGGATCGTTGCGGCTATCAAAACGATATTTTGCGACTGGCACTAGCGTAGCCCCGCGCGGCGAGGCCCCTGGCCTCTATTCGACACCCCATTCGCTGGCTTTCGACAGTTTCAAATTCAACGACCGCGTTGCAGGCAGCGGGCCCCTCGTGGGGAAGAACTTCCTCGTGGTGAACCCAAGCAACACGAACACCACCAGCGTGCCCAACACGAGCAACACTGGCGCGACGTTCTTCGACATTACGGGCCCTTGGCCCCGCTAAGCGATGGCGGCACATCGATACTGGCGAGCGCTTGGGCTAGAGAGTTACGGCTCTGTGCTTGAACTCACAGAGTTTCAATTGATATCCGCGGGGGTTCGCGTTGACGCTTCAGCCACGTTGACATCGAACTCGGCGCCGATGACTGGCTCTCTCGCAAACCTAAAAGACGACAGCCTATCGACAGGCGCCGCATGGTCGAGCGCGAGCGGACTCGTTCTGTCGTGGGACTTCGGAGTTGGTGGTTCGGCGGACGTAGATGATATTCGCCTCGGCTCGGCCGCTGATCCTACGAAGTTCCTGTTGTCCGGCAAACTTCAGTATTCCGACGACGCGGCTACATGGGTGGACGCGTGGACACCATTCGCTGGCGTTGCCTGGCCGGGTGTGCGGGCAAAGACATCGTCCGAGGCAATAGGTGCTTGGAATCGTGGATTCAAGAACGATGTTGACCTGAGTTCAGGCGGCACCATTGCCACCTTGAAGTCCGGCAGTGGTCTCTCGCCGCGTGTTCTCACGCCCGCGCGATCGGCAGGTGTTCTGCAGATCGAATTCGAGTGGATCAACGTGTCTCTGTCAGGGGTGACGGCAATCCTCGGTGTCACGGGGCCAGCGAACCTAAGCAGTCCGACTACACCGATCGGAAACTCGACGGACTCATGGGGCTACACGAACTCGGGGCAAAAACGCACGGGTTCGGGTAGTGTTGCCTACGGCGCGTCTTACACGCTGGCGGATGTCATCGGCATGGTCGTTGATTTCTCGGCGGGCTCGATCACCTTCTACAAGAATGGTGTGAGTCAGGGTGTCGCGTATTCCGGGTTGTCGTTCACCGAACTATACGCAGGGGCGCAGCTATTCAATTTCGGATCAAACTGGCAAGTACGGGCGCGCACCAAGGGGTTCACCTTTCCAGTTGCCGGGGCGACACCGTGGGAGCAGCGAGACTCGGCTATCGCGCAGACAGTGGTGCGAGGCAGTACACGCACCACGAACGTCGGGATTGTCCCTTCTGCCTTGACGGTTCCGATGCCGTTCAGGATGCGCATAGACCCTGTGGCGCAGACACGAGGTGACTACCTGACGGGTGTGCTCGGGCGAGGCATCGGTCGTGTCAAGGGCACCACCAAGGACAAGGGCACGCCGAACGTGCCGGTGTCTGAGCGCGTGCGCCTGTACCGCGAGCAGGACGGCTTGCTTATCCGCGAGATGTGGAGCGCGCCGGGCACTGGCGCCTATTCGTTCGACTATGTCGACGAGTACCAGACCTACACCGTCATCTCCTACGACCACGACAAGAATTTTCGCGCCGTGGTTGCCGATGGGTTGACGCTCGCCAACGGCGGCGTGGAGCTGATCGCATGAGCTTCACCGCAACTCAAGCCCTCAACGATTCGATGCTGGTGGGCGGCGTCAACGCAGCGCTCGACGACCACGCAACCAACCACGCCTACGCGGTGCTCTACGACGCGGCGGCCGTGGCGCTGGTCACGATGCTGTTCACCAAGCCTGCCGTCACCTTGGTGAGCCACGAGCTCGTCTTCGATCAGGACAGCGCGAGCGGAGACCTGATCCTCGTGCAAGGCAACGCGGCCTCGTTCAACCTCTACAGCGGGGCAGGCGTGCTGCTCGGCAGCGGCGACGTGACCGACATGGCGGGCGCCGGGCCGCTGAAGATCAGCGGCACCACGGGCACGCTGCTCTATGCCGGCGCGCGGGCCATCCTGGGCGAAATGAAGTTCGTCTGAGATGGCGTCCACCGATCTCGTCTTCGTCGCAGCACCGCTGACCAAGGGCGACCTGGTCTTCGGCGACGACGGCAGCAACCCGATCAGCGATGCCGTCGTCAGCGGCAGCATCGTGCTCGTGCGGCCGACCCTGCGCGGCACGGCGACGCTGGGCGTGGTGGCCTCGGGCACGATCACGCTCGTGCGCCCGACGCTGCGCGGCGAGGTCATCTACAACACCGACACGCAGCGCCCGCTGACCGCGACAGCCAGGGCACGCTGGCAAGACGCGGCCCCACAGCCCGAGCGCACGGCCGAGCGCTGGCAGGACGGCATCGCGACCCCGCACGCGGCCCGTGCCTCCTACGCGGACGCCACGTCTGTTCGCGCGTCATACCGCGCGCGGTGGACCGATTCGGATCGCTCCAAGCGCCCGGTGGTCGAGAGCCGCTTTCAGGACGGCCAACCGGTGCGCACGGGCGCGCGGCAGCGCTTCCAAGAGGCACTGCGCATGGGCAACAGCGTGCGGCAACGGTTTGAAGAAGGGGTGCGCACGCATCGCGCCTGGGCCTCAAAGTTCAACGACGGGCTGCGCACGCCGAACGCGCAACGCTCCCGCTTCCAAGACGCGATCCCGCTGGGCGTGGTGATCGGCTCGACCAACGGCTACGCGCTGAAGCTCTCGCGCGGCTGGAGCGGCCGGTATCAGGAGGCCATCCAGCCGCAGCCGGGCCGCACGATCCTGATCCCGGTCAAGCCGCCCGTCGACCCCTGCTACACGCCCAGCGGCGACCTAGTCTTCGAGGCGCCGTGGAGCGCGGACACCAACCTCGTTTTCATCTGCGAGCGACACGTGGGCCCGGAGCCGGGCGAAACCGTCGTCGTTCCCATCCGGAGGATCTACACCGTGATTAATTCGGCGACGCTCCGGCGTGTGGATGGCGGCGTGCTGATCCCTACGCTATCCATGAGTCTCGCGATCGACGCCGACTCGTGGACGTGGGGGTTCACCGCACGCACGCCTGGCCAGGCGCTACCCGATCTCGAACCCGGCTCGGACGGCAAGCCTGTGGAGGTGGAGGCCACCATTAACGGCGTCGCCTACCGGGCGATCATCGAAGGCATCAGCCGCGAACGGGTCTTCGGGCGCTCCGACCTGAACGTAACCGGACGTGGCAAGGCGGCGCTGCTCGACGCGCCTTACTCGCCAGTGATGACCTTCGGCAATGCATTCGACCGGACCGCCCAGCAGCTGGCGAACGACGTGCTGACCCTCGGCGGCGTGCCGATCGGCTGGGATGTCGCCTGGTCGCCTGAGGACTGGCTCGTGCCGGCAGGTGTGTGGTCGCATCAGGGCAGCTTCGTGACGGCGTTGAACGCCATCGCGGGCGCGGCCGGCGGATACGTGCAGCCGCACCGTACCGGCAAGAGCTTCAGCGTGCTGCTCCGATACCCGGCCAAGCCGTGGGAGTGGGGCGACGTGACGCCGGATTACGAGCTGCCGGCGTCGGTTGTGAAGAAAGAGGCCGTCGTCTGGACCGAGAAGGCGCCGTACAACAGGGTCTACGTTTCGGGCGTGCAGGTCGGTGTCAATGGGCAGGTCACGCGTGAGGGCACGGCTGGCGACATCGAGGCGCCCATGGTCGCGAACGCTCTGATCACGACGGCAGTAGCGGCCCGCCAGCGCGGCCTGCCTGTGCTGGCGGACGTGGGCCGGCAAGCAGCCGTTTCGCTGCAACTGCCGGTGCTCCCTGAGACCGGCGTGATCCCCCCGGGCAAGTTCGTCCGCTACGTCGACGGCGGCATAACTCGGATCGGGCTCGTGCGCAGCACGAGCGCGTCGGTCGAACGCGCCGACGGAAAGCTGACCATCTGGCAAACCATAGGAGTCGAAACCCATGTCAACGTTTAACCCCTGGAAGTCTCTGCAGGCCCTCGTAGCCGGCCCGCCGCTGCAGATCGGCACTGTTACCAGCATCGAAGGCGGTGTGGCCACGATCGAGACGCCTGGTGGCGGCTTCGTGCAGGCTCGGGGCGATACGGCCGTCGGACAGCGCGTCTTCTTCCGTGGGGAGGTCATCGAAGGCCCAGCGCCCGACCTGCCGATCGTCGTGATCACGATTTAGTACAGCCCCCCGTCTTCCATTTCAGCCCGCCCGTGGCAACACCGGCGGGCTTTCTCTTTGGAGCTCTACATGAATCAACCAAGCCTCGATCCGGTGGCTGTGCTGGTCTTCATCGCAGCCCTCGTGTTCGCACCGGACGTTGCGGCTGTGGTGGGGCCATACCTCGTGATCCTGCTGGGATCGACCCTCGGCGCGTACTTTCGCCTCGGACAGCGCGAGCCGACCACGAGGGCCAAGGCCTTGCGCTTCTTCGTGGCCATCAACGGCGTGGCCATCCTGTTGACCGTGCCCTTGTCCGTGATGGCGCACCGCTACGTGCCTGACGTGGAGGCCGCGTGGCTTTTCGGTCCCATGGCATTCGCCATCGGCCTCGTCGGCGAACGGTGGCCTCTGCTCGGCATGTGGGCGCTGCGCAAGGCCGGCAGCTTCGTCGACTTCCTGATCCGCATGAAAACCGGAGGTGGCAATGGATCGTGAATACGTGTTCGCAGCGGCAACGCTGCTCGTGTGCCTGGCGATCTCGGGCATCAGCCTGTGCCGCCTGCGTCTGACCGACATAGCGATTCGCCGAGGCGTCCGCATCAAGTACTCGGTGCTGGGCTCCGGCGCGCTCGTCTTCGGCTTCGCGCCGTGGACCGGCGAGTGGCCTGGATGGACCGGCCTCGTCTTCAGTTTCGCCGTGCTGGTGGGCCTGCTCTCCAGCTCGGCGCGATGGCGACACAGGGCGCCGCCGGAAACGCGCTCCGACTACTCCCCACTCAGCAAGGACCTACCATGAGCAATCTGACAGCGTTCCTCGACATGCTCGCCGTGTCGGAGGGAACAAGCACCGGCCCGGCGACGAAGAACAAGGGCTACGACGTGATCGTTACCGGCGTCGATCGCGTGCCAGAGATCTTCACCGACTACAGCGCGCACCCGTTCTCGCGTGGACGCCGGCCGAAGCAGATCAACGCCAAGGGCCTTTTCTCGACGGCCTCGGGGCGCTATCAGTTCATGGTGAAGGACTGGGTGCACTACCGCAATCTCCTGAAGCTGCCGGATTTCGGGCCGGCCTCTCAGGATCGATGGGCCGTGCAGCTCATCCGCGAGCGCTCCGCACTGCCACTGATCGACGCCGGCCGCTTCGATGACGCAGTAGCCCGAGTGCGCAATCTCTGGGCAAGTCTCCCCGGGGCCGGCTACGGTCAGCCGGAGCACAGTCTTGAGAAGTTGCGCGTCGTGTACGTGGCGGCCGGCGGAGTCTTGGCATGAGCGGCCCTCGGATCAGGGACAGTGGAGATGGGCGCGGGCGCATCGTCGCCGTGTCTTTCCACTGTCCCGGGTGCAAGCTGAACCACACGCTGTACACCCAGCGCACGCCCGCTGACCTGCCGGGCCCGCGCTGGAACTTCAACGGAGACTACGAGCGGCCGACGCTGCAGCCTTCGATCAAGGCGACCGGCGGATTCCCCGACTGCGATCCCGAAAGCGATGGTTGGGACGAGAACGCCATCTGCCATTCGTTCGTGACGGACGGCCGAATCCAGTTCCTCGGCGATTGCACGCACGCGCTGGCGGGGCAGACGGTCGACCTGCCTGAAATGGTGGCACTGTGA